CGGATGTAGGCAGTGATCTGCTTGGTTACATCCGTTCGCGCCATAAGAGTTCCAGGCTCCTTACCAAGGAAAGTTGCGAGCTCGTCACTAATCTTGGTTGGCTTTACGAAACGGCTAGGTGCACGGGTTCCCTTATTTTTATTCTTGCGATCATTGAACTTGTCCAACACTCGCATGTCGCGACCTACAGACTTCTCCAACTGCTTTAGCTCGCTCTTTACAAGGCTTAGCTGCGATGTAAGATCATGAACATTCTTGTTTATATTGGTGAAAAGAGCACCAAGAGAGAGTTTATCTGCATTCTTATTTGTTGGTTGTGTGTTAAGAGAAATAACATTATTAATATTTACAATTGTATTTTCAATTATTATTATTTGTGTGTTATTTAATTCCTTTTCAATAGTGAAGTAGCTATTGTAAGGTTGCACTACCAAATCTTCAAAAGAAACAGGTTCCATTATAAATAAACCTATGTGTAAGTCAAACATTCAATTTTCTCTTATCCCCAGATAAACTCCAAGGGCTTTCTACAAAAAATACGATACGTATCATTTATAAACTCGCATACAATATACTTTGTATGTTCTATGGAAAATCCACAGATAGAAAAGCCAGTACAAAGATATATTCCAAATGAAAAGCCAATCCAAAAAGAAATAAAAAGAATTAAAACCCAAAATAGGTTCATACTCATAATCATCTTACCGAATGTTTAAATGGTTTGATGCAATAGATAAAGTAAAATATAGAACCATAACGTAATAAAAGACAATACAAAATACTAGATAGCTAGGTTCCATAACACATTAGAATGTATTATTTTTTTATATCAGTTACAAATAAAATTACAAATAACAAAACCCATAAATACATTCATCTTTATTTGGATAGTCAGTGCCAAGTAGTCGGTCTATCCAATATTCGCCATAATTATATCTTGGATGTTTATGATGTAAAACATGATGATTTCCTATCAACCAAAAAAAACGATGGTCGTGTCTCAACATTCCGCGAACATTAACAAAGAGAAACGCTGCTACTATCTCCAAGCGAGGGCCTATAAAGATAAGAGGTATTAGGAAGCCGAGAGACTGAAAGGGGCTTTCTAAATAATGAGAAGTATAAGTATCTTTATAGATAATCTTTTTGTGATCAATAGAATGATGTATCTTATGAATATTATAAAATACTACATGTAAAAGTATATGTGAAAAATAAAACCATATATCATAACAAAAAATAATACATACGACATGTAAAACGCTCATAAACAAATATATTTCTTTATTCTTTTTATATAGGTTCTATATAATATGAACCATTCCGTTAAGACCGTAGAAAGTGATGAATTTGAGTTTGACTTCGCTATGTGTCATGGGTCGTATTTTTATTGTTGTTGCTGAGGAAGAGAAGGAAGAAGTTATAGAAAAAGTACCGATTGAAGAAATGTATTACGAGATTTTATTTTTTTTAAATGAACCCGTATATGAGAGTCCAAAAAGAGGTAAAATGACAATGGGTAAAAAGATATAAAACCAAATAATTATTATATGAAATGCGATGGATAATGTTTTTGCTAGCACAGACAACGGTAGGGTTTATGCCTTTTTCTCTCTATAGTCGCAGGTCATCTATTTATTATGACGGGAATAACAAGAACAAAAATAAATTGCGAGAAATAGATTATAACTTGAATCGTCAAAAGGGTGTAATGAAAAAGTTAGTCCAACAGAAGAAATCCATTATCAAAAATATGACGGGTATTGAATTGTCTCTATCAGATGATGAATTTCTAGATCAATTTGTAAATGACGAGGATCAAGACGAACATCAAGAGCAACAAATCATCATTCGGTTTGATAAGAATTCTTTTGACCCTCCTAAAGATTCAGAGTCAGAGACAAAAAGCGAGAGCTTTGAGGTTCTAAAGGATACAGGTTATTCTTTTAAAAGTGTAGGCGGATACGAGACCATTAAAGAAGAGTTGATGCAATGTGCAGACCTTTTAGTAAATTATGAAAAATATAGTCAATACAATGTAAGAACTCCTAAAGGTATTATTTTAGAGGGTCCGCCAGGAAACGGCAAGACACTATTAGCCAAGTCCTTTAGTGGAGAAATAAAGGTTGGATTTATCGCTGTCTCAGGTGCCCAGTTTCAAGAAAAATACGTGGGTGTTGGCGCGGCAAGGGTACGAGAACTCTTTGAACTCGCTTCTAAAAACGTCCCATGTATTATTTTTATTGATGAGATTGATGCAGTTTGTCGCCGGCGTAGCGATCAAAACGCTCATGCAGAACATGACGCAACTCTGAACGAATTGTTGGTAAACCTGGATGGCTTTAAAAGTACAAAGGGGATCTTTATTATTGGAGCAACCAATCGCGTAGATTTACTGGACGATGCATTAACCAGGCCAGGAAGGATTGATAAAAAAATCTACATTGGAAATCCAGACAAGGTCACACAAGAAGCGATTCTTAAGATTCATATGAAAGGAAAGCCTATGGAATACATTCCTATGGAAGATTTACTTGTAATGACGCAGGGACTTTCGGGAGCGCAGATTGAGAATCTTTTAAACGAGGGAATGCTACTGGCCCTGCGAAATAACAAGACTCAAATGGCGAGACAAGACCTAGAGATGATTGCGAACCGTATCCATACGGGTTATAGTCCATCTGAAAAGAAGATTACAGAGTCTCAGCTTTATCAAATAGCCATCCACGAAATGGGTCATGCTTTCACTGCTCTATTAACAAAATATAAAAAGATTATAAAAGTAAGTATCAATCTATTTTCACCCCAGTGTCTCGGGTTTACTTTGTTTGAAACTAATCAAAATGTTATTACTACGAAGCAAGAACTACAGTGCGAGATCATGGTTCTTCTAGGCGGGCGCATTGCCGAAGAAATCTTTTGTATTGGTGGGTTGACGACGAGCGCGAGCCGAGACATAGAGTACACAAAAAAGATAGCCGAGCAAATGATTCTCACTTACGGAATGGGTGATAAAGTATTTTACCCGCAAGGTTCCGATGAATATAGAAAAATGATTGATAAGGAAATTGATAGGATTATTGAACAAGCCTATGATAGAACAAAAACGTTATTACTAACCATACAACCCATCATTAGAGAATCAGCCGAAAGGTTAGTAAGAACACGAGAGATGAAGGTAGATGAATTAAATGAAATGTATAAGAATTATTTGTTAAAACTTTAATTAACAATATTATCATAGTTAGGTTTCATGGGTCTACGCTTCTGATCGTCTAATTTTTCTCTAGAAAGAATGATATTCTTAGGGAAAGAATATTCGTAACCATATGGAGTGGAATCATCTTGTACTCCCTTAAACAAAACGGGCGGTCCATTTTGTATGCGATAGAATTCAGGAGAACTATTTTCTAGTATCATAGAATTGTAATTGTTTTTCATTATCGCAAGAGCATTTTCAGATAAATATTTTCTATATTCGCTATTTGTTTTAATAAAGTTTGCCTTTTTAATATTGTCATTTACAACAGCATCAGGCATGTAATGCGTAAATAATCTGCCATCATTTACTATACCAGGAAAACTATCGGTTGCATTATTATTTGTTTTATAATCAGTAGCCCACATTATATTATTAATTTATATTTTATATAGTGACTTCTTGTTCAATATCCTTTACTAAATCTACCAATTCATCTTTTTTCATATTATGCTTAGGCTTTACTCCCTTTGAAGTAAGAATATCCTTAAGTTGCTTTATAGACATTTTATTGTAGTTTGATTCAGGACTTTCTAAGGTGATATCAAGAATAATTTCCTTTGTTTCTGACTTTAGTTCTACTTGTGGCTGTGTCTCAACTTCTAGAACCACGGACTCGGTTGGCGCCTCTGTTAATTCCTCTATCTTGACTTCGTCCAGTTCAAGCGTCTCAAGCGGTTGAGACAAATCTGGAGGTGTCCCTGGCGGGGTTCCTGAAGGACTATTACGAGGAGATGAGGGTAAAACTTCAATCTCATACTCAGAATCGCTTGAATCGGACTCAGAATCAGAATCCGATTCAATCACTCGTGGCTTTAATAGAGGATCCTTGGTGTAGTCTACTCGTTCTTCGTTTAAGGTCTGAATAAAGGTCTCCGTCTTTTGTGTAGAATCTCTTCTTAATAGATTATATAAGATTTTGGCCTGCTCGGTTTGAGCGATCTCCAAAATTTCGTACTTACGTTTAAAGTAGTAGCACATGAGAGAAACCAAAATAAGATTTATAATCATCCCAATAAAGAAACTGCTTATATCCAATATAGAAGAGAAGTTCATTATGAATAAATACGATATTCTTTTATTTAGGTTTAAACGAAAAGTATTTTTATAAGTCTAATTGTTTTAATATATATTTTCCGCCATTTATTGTAGATATACCCTTAACTAACTTATACAAATATTCAATAGAATCTTCTTTTTCAATTACTTGCATCTTCATATTATATAGATGTTCGGCTGTTTCAAATGATTTGCATAAATCTACGTAATGGGTTGTAATTAAATAATCCACATTCTTTTTGAATTCGTTCATACCCTTTAGATAGAGTTTTGCACACATGACTGCATCGCTAGGGTTTGTACCTGAATACAATTCGTCAAATATACACAAATGATTTTTATTGGGATTTTTATTAATAAAATCCAAAATATCCTTACATCTTCTCGCCTCAGCTTGGAATAAACTGTCTCGCCCCGAAGTATCAGGAATGTTTAAATAAGAATGAAACGTATCATAGCACCTAACCCTTGCGGACTTATAACATCCGTAGCCAAACTGCTGACTCATCAAGGCGTTTAATAATAAAGATTTTAAAATCGTGGTTTTGCCAGAGGCATTGGGTCCGCTTATGACGAGATTCTTCTTTAGACAAATATCATTGGTTACTGCACTGTCTATATGAGGCAAGTAGTACATTTTCTTCATTTTCGTATATTTTTTAAATTTGCAGGCATTTAACTTTTTATCATCAATAAGTTTTTTAACACTAATCATGTCGGTGTTGTATTGGTTAAGATAGAAACTATATAAGATCGTTGAATTGTGTTCAGTATTCATAAAAAATTCATAGTAAAGATTCATTAAATAACCCAACTGTCCTATTTTACCAAAGATGGAATCCGTTAACATGACCGCATCTACTTTTGAATAAAGATTCTCCATCTTGCTACGATAATTTTCCATATCTATATAAAATTTGTAATAGCTAGGATAGAGTTTAATGTATTGAAGAGAGTTTACCAGGTTTATAGACTGAGACAAATGTTCCTTGTATTTTAAAAGAAATCCGTATACAGTATGTATATTACGATAAAATGACATACAAGAGGTTATATTTGTGTAAACTTGAAGTAAATAGATAAAGATAGAAACTGCTGCAGATGATTTTTCTTGAAAAGAAATTTTATTAAACCCTGATATTAGTTTAAATAAACTTGTATTTGATAATACCTGCTTTAAATGTTCAATATATAATTGTATGGTAACAGAAACACCGCGCAACCTTAAAATAACAAACGGCATGATCAAAATAAACAAAGGCGAAATCAAGGAGATAAGCGGAGAAGATAAATTATACAGGCCGAGACAATGTAAAAAGGCGCTTGAGTTGTTTAATCTCTGTAAAAATTTAAGGCCTATGTATTGATACTTATCTATAAAATTTGTCTCGGCGCAAAAGTTTTGGTACTCTTTATAAAAGGGTTCAAAGTCATAGGTATTAGGTGTAATGTTTTTTAGCCATTTTTGGGTTTCCTTTAAAAAGGAGGTATCCGTCGTATAAATAGAGGACCATTTATTCATAAGAAGCGAATTCTCGGGTAAAATGAATTTATAGATAGAAGGTGATGCTATTTCTAAATCTTGGCGTATAATATCATTTAACTTATCATGTGTAGTATATTCAATCGGCAGTTTAAAATCATATGCCTTATGGACCGGTCCATTTTCATATAAATTATTAATCTCTTTTTGATAGTAATCCATTATAAAAGAATTAGTTTTAAAATATATTGATAAAACGTATAAATATATTTATAGAAATAATACATATGTACTCTTATGAAACAATCATTGATCTTTCTTTTAAAATGAAAAAGAGTACATTGCCAGATGAAGCTATTGCAAAACTAAATAACATTAGGAAAACGTTAAACATACCTGTGGTAGAAATCATAAAGAAGACCGTGATCCAAAAAAAACAATCTGAGATTGCCCAGATTACTAAAATATTAAATAAAATGACCGAGAATAATTATGAAAAATTAAAGGTTGAATTATTTGAATTAGTCAAATCAATTGAGAATATAGAAGATATTCATAAAATTACAAATACTATTTTTAATATCGTTAGCATAAATGTCTTTTATTCTAAATTCTTCTCAAAATTGTATACAGAACTGATACCTTTAAATAAAGAGTTCTTCTTTGTCTTTCAAGGACATTACGATACTTATTTAAATGAACTAAATGATATAGAATACGTGTCTTCTAAAACAGATTACGATAAGTTTTGCGACTATAATAAAGAGATTGACAAAATGGATTCTATGCTTTCCTTTTTTATTAATTTAATGAAAAATAATATATGTAGCGTAGACAACATTGCAAACCTTTGTATCTCTTTGCAAAAGAAACTTAATGCTGGGATAGAAATAAGTGGTCAACAAGAACATAATGATAAGTTATTGAACGCGATCTATATTATTATAAAGGAGTCAATTGACTATTTAATTTTTAATGGACAAATGGAAATCATAAATAATAATATAGAATATATTACAAATCATCCAAAGATAACACCTAAGATTAAATTTAAATGTATGGATATAAAGGACATCCTGAAACAATTTTAATTCATTTTAATTATAATTGAATAACATAAAAAGATTATATTCTTATTATAAAATGGCTGTTGATTCGCGAATTAGTTCAAAAACTTATAAAACAAATGTGGACGAATTAGAACCAAACGACCAAAATTTAAAGAGCGAACTATACGAGGTTTCTATTTTCAATCATGTCATAAAAATCGCGCCCGGATTAGTCATACAAGAAGACAATCTTTCGTATTGTTACGTATATGCGATTAAAAATAATAAGGTGGTTAAAAAGATTGGTGTGTATGAATTATTAGATGATAAGTCGCAAGATGTATTTGATTTATCAACCTTTAGTGAAGGGTCGTTATGTCTATTTGATGTGTATGAAAGAAACCCAAGTCTTATTTTAGAACTAGAAGAAGTAAAGGAAGAGTCCAAAGATAAAGATACGGTCTTTGACTACCTTTTAACAAAGATAAATGATGATGAACCCGATAAAAAGATTGCTCTTACAAAGAACTCTTACAAGGGTATCCTTTTAGTATTAACACAAAAAAAGAAGGTACAAGAAGATGAAAATAGCAGGATCATCACAAATCTTTTGAATCTCATAAAGAAAAGCATTGAGACAAAGAAATATTTCAATGAAACCACTCAAGAGGCTATTAAAAAATACGCAAAAGATTTAAATAAAAAGATATTATCTTTGATTGTCTCGGAACCCTTTTTAAAGGTCAGATTTATCTTTACGAAGGATGATGAGGCTTATGATGATTCCGAATTTAGGGAATGGTCTATTAAAACCGAGATAACAGAATATGTAATTGTCTCGGTTGATACGTTTGAAGTCGTTGAAACTTACCCGGCAGATCGTTTAGATGAAAGGTACATGAATATGGTGGAGACAGTCCCGCAAGGAACATCATTAAACACTCAAAAGGTTGAACCGCCTAAACCTATAGTTAAGATGCAGACAATTGCCGAGGATAAAAGCGCCTTTAAAGGGAGTAGTTTAAATGGTCCAGTAGAATCCAAGACCAAAAAAGAACCCAAAGATCCTTTTGAGGTTGATTTGAATGCAGAAGAACCCAAAGCTGAGACAAAAGCGGAGACTAAGGCAAAGACTAAGACAAAGACCAAAAAAGAAACAAAGGACCCTTTTGAGGTTGATTTGAATGCAGAAGAACCAAAGCCAAAGACAAAGACAAAACCTTCGGTAAAGCCTGAACCAAAAACTAAATCTGCAGGTGAAGGCTTTGACCTGGATTTGAATGCAATAGACGAAACAGAAGAATCTGAGACAAAAGAACCGGTAAAGACGCGAAAGACGCGTACACCTAAAAAAGAAGAAACAAAGACAGAAGAAACAAAGACAGAAGAAACAAAGACAGAAGAGACAAAGACAGACGGTAAGAAGCTAAAGACACCTGGAGCCTCAATGAGAACCAAAATTAAAAAAGGAGAATAAAATAAAAGAATATGTAAATGAAAATAGATAAACTAACAAAAACCAGTCATATAAACATAAAATATGTCTTTGAGAACTATAAAAAAATGAATCCAATAAATAAAAAATTTATAAAATTATTATACAAATTAATAGATAAAACTAGATATATAGAAGCAACTCATACCATAAAAGAAATAAATAAACAACCAGATCTTGTATCCAATATATTTTTATCAAATGAAATAAAAAATACAATCAATAACACTCATTACAAGTGCTTTTCTATAAGTATTAAAATAGATAAAGCTCTATTTACTATAGATTTATTCACGAAAGATAGAATTAATATAAAACGGTTTATATTTTATATTAAAGCTGTTTTAAAATTATGCTACAAAAGTTCGCTTTCAAAAGAGAGTTCATATAATTTTAAAATTATATTAACAGACTTCGTAAAGACCCTATCCATGAATGAACCAACCATTAATAGCGGATATACGATAAATAGAGATGTGGTTATTTATAGAAAGGAGGAATTATTAAAGGTATTTATACATGAATGTTTTCATCTTTTTTGTCTTGATTTTACTCATACTGACTATAAAGCCATGTTTGAACAATTGTTTCATATAAAGAGTGATTTTTTAATATTTGAATCGTTATGCGAATTTTGGGCAAGAACTATAAACGTGTCTCTACTTTCTTATTACAAACAGGCTGTCCCATGTTATAAAGAATTTGAAAGAGCCTTCATTATAAATTTAAATTTTGAAAGAATCTTTTCAATAATTCAGATGTGTAATTATTTATCATTTTTTAAATTAAAATATTCGGACCTTTTAAAAGGAAATGCAAATTATTCAGAGAAAAATAACGGATTTTGTTATTATGTATTAACTGCCATTTTATTATACAATTATCAATCCACAATGAATTGGTTTATACACCATAATGAGACTCTTTTACAATTTTCTAAAAATGAAAAAGATGTTTATTTGTTTTATCAATATATAAAATCCGTTTACAAAACACCTGAATTATTGGAGTATGTCAAGATTAATTGCAAGTTAAATAACGCGATGATGAGTGTATTTGATATTAATATTCTTTAAAATTAAAAAGGAATCATAATATATGAGTAGATTACGTTCTGGTTTAGCAAATGATCGCCGTAGATACAGATGTTATTGTGAACCTTCTATTGGTATTGTAAGTGGTCCAGGTTCTATTTATGGAAATTTAACTCAACTTTCTTTATCGGGATTATTAGATACGGGAAATTCAAGTATTGGTTTGGATGATGGTGAAGTCCATATTCCCATGGGAAATATGGTCTTTAATTTTTTTGGTACTAATTTTTCAAATAATTTATATTGGTCATCAAATAACGCATTAATGTTTGGTACAGCCAATACAAACTTAGAAGTGAATATTTTTCGTAATATACCATCTATATTGTTAGGAAATTATGATAGAATATTAAAAAACTTTTATTATAAAAATATTGTAACTCAGAAGTATTCAATGACTATAATAAATATTACTTTTTATAACTATTATACGGATAGTGTTTCTGATCCTACCTATCAATATCAAGTAAGATTGATTAAAGAAAATGTAGGGTTTCAAAGACAATTTATTGAAGTATATGTCATTTCTAGTCCGCCAAGTCCAGGTTATTCAACCGCTATTACTAGTTATCCATCTGGAAGCGTTGACACGAATGGAAACTCTATAGATTCAACAAAAAATTCTCCGTATAACATTACAAATGGTACCTTTTTAAATCCATGCGGAACAACCTACTCAACAAGTAGTCCAGTTGCAAACACTTCATTTGTTTTTTCAAGTGATTCAACCGGGAGTTCATGGGTTTTTAATAATAATTCACATGTAGAATAAGTATTTTAATATTGGTCATATTAAAATATTTATTTTTATTTATAAAAGTTTATTATAATTTTGCTAAAACTTTTTTTAAAAGTTTAAAAGTTTAGGCGACACTCTTCTCAAAGTGTCCGGAGAGGTAGCGCTGAAGATTGAAGTAGGAAAGGTGCTGGGAAGGGTCCGCGACAGTCTTCTCGTCGTAGTTAAGAAGCTTCTTTAGCTTCTCATCAGCAAGAATGAGGCGACCGTTTGCCTTGTCCTGAAGACTGTTGGAGCGGATGTAGGCAGTGATCTGCTTGGTTACATCCGTTCGCGCCATAAGAGTACCAGGCTCCTTACCAAGGAAAGTTGCGAGCTCGTCACTAATCTTGGTTGGCTTTACGAA